AAGATGTTACCGAATTGTTATACAGAACTATTCAATCTGTTGATTACCTCAACACTCTTGAAACTTTTCATTCCAGAGATGTTGCTTCCATAGGCCCAGTTTCTGAATGTTATGTCTTTCCCTTCTTGAATAGCCAACTTCCTTACATAGTTAGCTAAACCTTGGGCGCTAAACTCAAGTCTATACTTGTCTAGTGACCAGACATAAGCCACAAACTCCTCAAACATCGGATGATGTTTACAATTTTCCAAGATGGAAATGGTTCTTATGCTGAAATAATCAGAACCTTTTATTCCGTACTCTGAGAAGTCATCGAATCTTTCTAAATGTATTATCCTATTTAGAGCTCTATATGTAGGGTATATACCATTGATTACGCCGTCTTCGTCTCTATAGTCATCATGGAATAATGATTGTAGAAATATACAGTACTTTTCAGCAGCAACGCTCTTAATATCGCTTACATCAAGATTATAATTTGTGAAGTGCTCTTTCACTAACTTAGCATCGTGGCATAGATACACACCATCGTCACCTTGTACTTGACAAAACTCAACTTTAGCAATGTCTTTGCATTCGAGTGCTATACCATACTGGATTATAGAATCAACCTCATTAGTGAAAGTCGATCCGCTTGGAACTCCGTGATTTCCGCTCCAAATACCTTCTGGTGTGACGATCCGACAACTCTTAAAGAATAGTTTAATAAGTTCTAAATGCCTATGAAACGGACGCTGAAAGGCCCTAATGATCGTATCAAAGGCGGGGTCAATTACATGCCCTTTACAAGAGTTGTCGTATCTTTTGAAATCGATTGACAGGACGGTTAATCTATTCATAATTGCATAATCTATTATTCGAGTGATGGCAGCCGATACAGCATCAGGGCTACCAAGTGCACTGCGCCAGGTCTGTTTAGCTTGTATGTCTAGAATAGGACGGTAAAAGGTCATTTCAAATAACGTTGCAAGAACAGAGAACCCCCAAACGTTACGTGTTTTGCCTAATTCCTGAGTTCTAGTAAACAGAACACATGCGATCTCTACTAACGGATTGTCATTGTTGAATGAGTCCGCGACGATATTATAGAGATCCTCTAATGTATATCCCATTAGTGAATCTTTAACATTCTTCTTCTTCGTGTATTGAGGAAGTCCACTATTACTATCATTCTTGAGAAAGCCCACCGCTGTTTGTACACTTAAAGGTCTTAGACTCAGAGGTCTAGTTAAATCAAAGGGCGCAAATCCTCGATTCATTTTAGCTGGCTCAAAAGAGTCAACTAGAGTCTCCCTCCGGCCTTGCCATGGTTCAGCACGACTCATGGTTCCAAATTTAGGCCTATTGGTTTCCCATTCCAGGTCGTCTAATACTTCATTTACTTTGAAAGCATTGCGTTCGTATTGGTAATCCCAGCCCAATAGTACCTGATCTTCCGTTCGTTCCATTACATATGGTGACACGAAGTTCTCATCAGAACCGGTTACAATGCGATCCAGGAGCATGGACACTCGTCTTTGTACATCCGGTAGGACGTTAAGTTTACTGACTATTTGTGCATTATCCATAAATTTAGTAGTGGGAAGTTTACATGCGTGGAACCTTCAACAGGTAAGTTTGTCAGACTTATACAATGTGAAACTGAAGATTGCAGTACATTGATCATATTTTATTTAAGTTGTTAAAACTCGTG